TGCCTCTGACGGATGTTGGTGCTGCATATCGCTCGAAAGGGGGTGATGGAGATCAACAAGGAGAAGACGATGCCGGAGAAGGAAATTCGAGCGATGCCGACAACGATTGAGATCAGAGCGGCTGAAGATGAAGACGGCAAGCGTACCATCACCGGGGCGATTAAGTACGAGACTGACTCAGCAGACTTTGTAGACTGGTACGGTGATACGTGGATAGAGCAAATCGCCCCCGGTGCCTTTTCTGAATCATTGAAAACCCGAAATGTTGTCGGGTTGTGGAGCCATGACACATCACAGGTGCTAGGAAACACCAAGTCCGGCACGCTCAGGATCTATGACGGAGAAAAAGAACTCCGGTTTGAACTCGACATCCCGAACACTCAGTCTGGTAATGATGCCTGGGAGTTGATCCAGCGCGGGGATGTTGACGGTGTGTCGTTCGGCATGCGTGTGACAAAAGACAAATGGTCAACGGAACAACGAGGAGAAAAAAAGATATACAAGCGAACCATCCTGAATGCCGAACTGTTCGAGATCAGCCCCGTCGCGTTCCCGGCATACCCGGCAAACGAGGTGAGCGCGCGCGGCTTGGACGAGTTCAAGGCTTCCGAGGCACGGGTTGCCGACCAGTACGAAAAGGAGAAAATGATTCTCGAGCTCGACCTTTACGGTTGAGCTTTTGTATGACCAAATCTAATTACGAGGTGAAGTGAAAGTGACAAAGGATTTGAGAGCTTTACTTGCGAAGCTGGAAACAATGAAGCAAGAAGTCCGTAGCCTACTAGCTGAGGACAAGGTAACAGAAGCGAAGGAGAAGATGGAAGAAGTCCGCGCACTGCAAGCCAAGGTTGATCTGCAGCGAGAACTGGAAGAGGCTGAAGCTCGCGGCATGGGCGGCACAGAGCTTCGGGAAGACGGGACGGTAGAGGAAAAAGACATGCAACAGTTGACTTCTGAGTACCGTCAGATTTTCCTGCGCGGCATCCGTCGCCGCCCGATCACGTCTGAACAGCGCTCGATCATTGAGGAGTACGAGCGCCGCGCCGTGATGCACGAAGGCGGTGCTGCAGGCATCCCTGACGGAGATTCCGGAATGCTCGTACCGCAAGACATCCAGACGCAAATCAATCAACTGATGCGTGAGTTTGGCGATCTGTCTGACCTTGTGACAGTCGAGAACGTAACGACACTCTCCGGCTCTCGCGTGCTCGAAGCAGACGCAGACATGACGCCGTTTGCTGATGTGGATGAGTACGACGAGATCCAACTGACGGACAACCCGAAATTTACCACAATCAAGTACGAGGTTAAAAAGCGCGCGGGTTACCTGCCGATCACAAATGAGTTGCTCAAAGACAACGATGCTAACCTGCTCAACTACATCCGCACTTGGATTGCTCGCAAAGCGGCATATACTCGCAACTATCATATCATCAACACACTTAAGCAACTTACACCTAAGGCACTGGCTGATGTTAAAGACATCAACACTGTGCTTAACGTGGATCTTGATCCGGCAATCAGTCTGTCGTCTGTGATCTTGACCAACCAAGACGGCTTTAACTGGCTCGACAACCAGGTAGACGGCATGGGCAGACCGATCCTGCAGGAGGATATCACACAGCCTGGACGCAAGCTGTTTAAGGGTCGCCGGATCGCAGTTGCTCCAAACCGCCTGCTTACAACTGTTGATGACAAGGCTCCGTTCATCATCGGTAATCTCAAGCAATTCATGGTTATCTTCAACCGCGAATTCTTCGAGCTGGCCTCGACCCGCGAAGGCGGCGACGCTTGGAGACGCGACACCACGGAACTGCGTACAATCATGCGTGACGACTATGTGCAGTGGGATGGCGCAGCTGCGGTGTACGGCGAAATCGAACTGACACCGACTCCGTAATGATGGGGTGGGCGCGTCCCGCCCAACTTCTTTTATGGAGGTGATCTTTTGGCGAAGGTAATAAGGAAATTTCGCGAAAGATACCACGACTTTAAGCTATACAACGTCGGAGATGACTACCCTGAAGATGACAAAGAGCGTGTTGCCTACCTAGTCAAAGAGGGGTTTTTAGCGGAGCCGGAAAAGCCGAAGAAGCGCAAGAAAGGCGCTGATGCAGATGGCGATTCTAACGATTGACGAAGCTAAAACGTGGCTCCGGGTGGATGGTAATGAAGAGGATGGTCTAATCCAAATGCTGATCGGGGCTGCGGAGACATATCTTCACAACGCAACCGAGGTGGAATTCGACGAAACAAACCAGCTTGCTAAGCTCTTTTGTCTAGTATTGTGCGCAGACTGGTACGAGAACCGCGATCTGATCGGGCAGCAACCGTCGGATAAAGTGCGATTTACAATCCAGTCAATCATGACGCAGTTGCAATACGCTTACGGCGGTGATGAGGATGTCTAAGTTACTTGTCAACCGCCTAAACAGGCGTGTGACGATCATCCGACCTCCCAGCCCAGATGATGTTGATGATTATGGGCAACCACTTAATGAGTGGCAGCCTGTTGCTACGGTATGGGCTGGGATTGAGCCGCTCCGTGGTCGTGAATACTTTTCCGCCATGAGCGAGCATGCGGAAGTAACGACACGGATTCGCATCCGATATCGCGAGGGTATCGATCGCACCATGCGAGTAGTGTACAACGACACGGAATTTGAGATTCTTCATATCATCCATCCAGAATACAACCATCACGAGCTACAGCTCATGTGCAAGGAGCGGCAATGATGGCTCGTAAGTGGGAAATAAAAGGTATGAAAGAGCTGGAGCGCTCTTTTAAAAAGCTCGGTAAAGTGCCGACTTCTGTTGCGAGTAAGTCTGCCAGAGCAGGCGCACGCATTGCGTATAAGGATGCAAGGGCCAATGCACCGGAGGACACCGGAGAACTCAAACGAGGGATCGTACTAAGGCGCGGCAAGTTTAGACGACGAGTGCCTGGAATGGCAGTTTACAACGTAATGATGGATCCGGCTAAAAATCACATTTTCGTCAAGGAGACAAAGGACGGGAAACGTTACTATTATCCGACGTCGCAGGAGTACGGCTTTATGACAGTAGATGGCAAGTACATTCCCGGATACCGCTTTATGCGGCGTGCAATCGATGACAACGAGGAAAAAATCAGACGCAGTGTGCTGGAAGTGGCGCTGAAAGAAGTAGACAAGGCGCTAAAGGGGTGATCGAGTTGGACTTTGAGCCTGCTTTGCGACAAGAACTAATCGCCATACCGGAGGTCCACAACAGGGTTTATCCACTCGATGCTCCGGAGGCGACCAAACACAACGGAGTCCCTTATATCATCTATTCGTCAAGCGAGGGTTTGCGAGACAAAGCAATAACAGAGGGTTACCTATCTAGCAAAGAGGTCCGCGGCGAAATCAATGTCATTACGGAGAAATATAGCGAAATGAAGGCGATCGCGAAAAAGGTGATCGATATTTTATTGTCTTTCCCTGGCCGCCAAATTGGCTCGGCAGGTCCTTATATCGATGATCTGACATACGAGATGCCTGTTGAATTGTACGAGGTTCAGGCGGCGCTATATCGCTGTCCAATTGAGTTTTCAGTATTTTACAAGGAGGATTGATGACCCGTGCCACAAAGAGCATTAGGCACTAAGTTACTCATTGGTGATCCTGGAGTACCTGTGGGATTGCTTACGTCGATCTCGTCCCCGTCCATGACACAAGAGACCATCGACGTAACAACACTTGAGAGCGAAGGGGAATATCGCGAGTTTATCGGCGGCTTTAAGGATGGCGGCGAGGTAACCGCATCGGGTTACTTTAAACCGTCTGACCCTGGTCAAGCTGCCGTTTATGCTGCACTTGAAGCAAGCACTGTTGAAGACTTCGAGATTCAATTCCCTGAAGCGATGGGTGCGAGTTGGAAGTTTAAAGGCGTTGTTACAGCGTTTCAAACAACTGCTGAATTAGAGGAAGCTGTTGGCTTTGAAATCACAATCAAAGTATCTGGCAAGCCGACCCTTGAATTACCTAATCCGTAATGCACAACCTGGGGCTTAACCGCCCCAGGAACACTTTAACCTGGAGGGACAACACATGAGCAAAAACAACGATGTAGTAATTATCGAGTTAGACAGACCGCGCGAACTGCGCTTTGGACATAAAGCACTCAAGACAATGGCCGCGTTAGGAGTGGATATGACGGCGAATCAAGAGGGTGAATTTGCTGTCGAAGAAATCGAAAAGATCGTCTATTGCGGTCTATTGAGCGATGCAAGAAAAAACGGCGAGGACTTAAAACTGGAGGACATGGAGGAT